CGGCGGGTGCTGGCAGCCGATATCGTGTGCGTGCACGATGTGGCTGCCGTTGGAAGAGGAGGAGAGATCATGAGTGGATATGCTTATATCTACCGACTTGACGATGAAAGGTGGAGCACAAGGTTTTACTCTTTGTCAGATGCTTTGCGTGTGGCGAGAGCTAATAATCCAGGTACGCAAACTGTCTATATTGCGGAAACAAATAGGTATGAGCCTCCTATTTTGGTTGACCGTGTCATTGAAAGTTTACGAGAGGCTGCCTATGAGATACGGCCAAAGAGTTCCGATGATTTTCTTCGTGATTTGACAGATCAGGAATGCAAAGAACTGAAAGACGCTCTAACAGTAGCATTCGTCAAATGGGCACATGACACTGGAAATCCACACTGGATTGATGTACCGATAGAAGGAACAGAGCACCTATATGATTTGAAGACGGGGCGCCGCGTGGAGTGAGAAGAAAGAGCGGCGCATCACCACTCTTTTGGTGCGTAGATAGGAGGAAAAAGAGTGAGAGAGTACGGCGACTATATCAGGGAAACAAAGCGGCTTTTGGGGTGCTACAACAAGATGAAGGTCGCCGTTACGAATCTCACAGAGGAGATTGAGGCACAGGAGATGATCTTACGCGACGAATCCATATCCTCTATCAAGTATGGGGATGATCGTATCTGCGGAGGGACAAGGGAGCTGACGATTACGGAGGCGGCAGCTGCACGGCGCATTAAGTTGGAGGAACACATTACCGATATGCGGATCCGTAGAGATGATATGGAGCGGACGATACGGGCGATAGATCGTGCGTTTGAATCGCTTGATGACGCAGATGTGGAGCTATTACGGGAGCGGTATATGTGCGGGCGGTCGTGGGTGGAGATCGCTGGAACTCTGAACTATACAGAAAAGTGGGCAAAGGAGAAAGGCGGGAAGGTGCTGCGCGATGTGGCACTGATGTTGTTTGGGGTGGAAGTGAGGCCAGCGCAGATTAAACTTGCGATTTGATTGAGAAAAAAGAGGATATGGGAGAAAACTAGAGAATATGTATATATACATATTCTCTAGCAGAAAAACGCTATACAAAAAGTGTAATTCGTGTTATACTATGAGCCCCTAAGGGGAAAGAATTTGGTTTTAGCAAAGGGGGAGGTTTATATGAGTTTTGCAGAATGCCTATACCCTCGGTTGTCTTTTTTGGGTGGAGTTGCAAGTTCGCTCGATATAGGAGATACATTTGTGCGATACAATACATCTCCAGATGAACAAACTGCAGACCGTATCGCACTTTCATTAGATTGGCGTGCAGTAGGACAAGATTTAGAGGATGCGATGATAATTTATGGAAAAGAAACATCAAAACGCTGAAGAGCAGGCGTTAATTCATCAATCCCAACAATCAGTAATCACTCATGCAGAAATGACTTATAGCGGTCCGTTGCCTCATCCAAAACATCTAGAGAAATATGAAGATGTTTGCCCGGGGGCAGCGGATCGTATTATTGCGATGGCAGAAGGACAGGCAAAACACCGGCAGAACATGGAGCATTTCGTTATAAAGGCAAACGGGAGAAACAGCACGCTTGGGGTAATAATCGGTGGTATCGTTGCTGTTCTTGCGATTGGTTGTGGGACGCACATCATTGAATCTGGATACGAAATATCTGGATATATCACCATGTTTGGCTCGTTGAGCACACTAGTAGGGGTATTCATCTACGGAAAGCGAGCCAATAGGAAAGAACTCATTGAAAAACAAAAATTAATGATGGGGGATTCCTCTAAAATAGATGATTAATATAGAAGAAGCTGCATAATCAGCTTCTTTTTTATGCCTGTGGATAACTAAAACTTTTTCCGAACGGTATTTTTAACCGACTTTTTGTTCCCTTTTACTTCCTTTTTTCTTCGTGAAAATGTGATATGATAGTAGAGTAGGAAAACTGAACACAAGGGCATCGCTTGCGCGGTGTCCTTTTTGCATGCAGAGATTGTATCCATACATAGCATTTCTGATAGCAAAAGTGCATATTGCAGACGTGAAATATAAATTTCTGCGATTTTTTATACTTCGCTGGTGAGTGAGGAGGTGACGACGTGAAACTGACGGCAAAGCAGATGCGCTTTGTGGATGAATACATGGTTGATTTCAACGCGACGCAGGCGGCAATTCGTGCAGGGTACAAGGCAAATACCGCACATGCGATAGGTGCTGAAAACCTTAGAAAACCTAAAATTGCAGAAGAGATCGCACGTCGTCAGAAAGACCTCCAACGGCGTACAGAGATATCACAGGATCGCGTTGTCAAAGAGCTTGCACGGATTGCCTTTGCGGATGCGTCAGATTATGCATGTATCGAAACGTACATGTATGAAAACAAGGAAGGCACCTTATCTCCGATACAGGTAGTCTCCCCAAAAGACACGGGGGCACTCTCTGACGATCAACGTGCAGCGATTGCAGGAATCAAGCAGGGCGCGAACGGCATCGAAATCAAGCTGCATGACAAGATCAAGGCCCTTGAACTTCTAGGGAGGCATATCGGCATGTTTAACGACAAGATCGAAGTCAGGGCGACCGTTGAGAATCCCTTTGCAGGGCTTTCGACGGAAGAGCTGCGGAACGTGATCGACAGTGGATAGCAGGCTGATTCTTCAAGCAAAACTGGAACTTGCAAGGCGCGAGTTCTTTTTTTATTGCTGTCTGCGTGCGCCCGATTTCTACAAGCCTGAGCGCGCCTATCTCCGTGAGCTCTGCGACGCGCTGCAGTCGTTCTATGAGGGCGAGGATGAGGTGCTTGTCATCAACGAGCCACCGCGCCACGGAAAGAGCCGCACGGCAGGGCTGTTCGTTGAGTGGATCCTTGGGCGCAATCCGAAAGAGAAGATCATGACAGGCTCGTACAACGAAACGCTCTCGACGGTGTTCTCGAAGAACGTCCGCAACAGCATTCAAGAGGTCAAGGCGGACGTAGCGCGCATCGTCTACAGTGACATCTTTCCGGGCGTCACGATCAAGGCGGGCGATGCGGCGATGAATCTATGGAGCCTTGCGGGAGGGTATAACAGTTATCTTGCGACATCCCCAACGGGCACAGCGACGGGCTTCGGCTGCTCGCTGATGATCATCGACGACCTCATCAAGAACGCCGAGGAGGCATATAACGAGACGGTCAAAGAAAAGCATTGGGACTGGTTCACGAATACCATGCTCTCGCGCCTGGAGGAGGGCGGCAAGATTATCGTCATTATGACGCGCTGGGCATCGGATGATCTCGCGGGCAATGTACTCAGACATTTCGCCGACCGTCGCATCCGGCACATCTCCATGAAGGCACTGCAGGGCGACGGGACGATGCTCTGTGATGAAATTCTCTCGCGCAAGTCCTATGAGGACAAGGTGCGGGCGATGGGCGCGGATATCGCGTCTGCGAACTATCAGCAGGAGCCGATCGACATCAAAGGGCGGCTGTACAGCACGCTTAAGACATACGATGACGTACCGCGCGATAGTAGCAGGCATCCGCTTTTCACATCGGTCAAGGCGTACGTCGATACTGCAGACACGGGCGAGGACTTTCTCTGTGCCATCGTCTATGGTGTCTACGCTAAAGAGGCATATGTGCTTGACGTACTCTACACGAAAGCCCCGATGGAGGAGACGGAGCCGTTGGCGGCGCAGATGCTCCACAAAAACGGCGTCAATATCGCGGACATTGAATCAAACTCTGGCGGGCGCGGGTTTGCGCGTTCGGTGGAGCGGCATCTGCGGGAGACGTTCGGGAGCAACAGGACGATCATCCGCCCGTTTCATCAGTCGCGCAATAAGGCAGCGCGGATCCTCTCCAATGCGACGTGGGTGATGGAGCACATCTATTTCCCGACCAACTGGCGCGACCGTTGGCCTGAGTACTATGACGCCATGACGCGGTATCAGCGCGAGGGCAAGAATAAGCACGATGACGCGCCCGATGCGACAACAGGCATTGCCGAGAAGATCGGCGCGGGCGATCTGTATAGTTTTGAATAAGGAGGCAGGCTATGTCCTTTATGGACGTGATACGGTACATCATACGGGGCGGCGCGGAGTCCGTCATGACCGAGGAGGAATTTATCGAAGTTGAGACGGCGGCATGGTTGGCGTCCGAAAAACGCCGTCAAATGATGATCGGGCAGGCTTACGCGCGCGGCGAGCATGACGTACTCCAAAAGACACGCAGCGCGATCGGCGACGGCGGCAAAAAGACCACAGTGCGGAATCTGCCGAACAACATCATCATTGACAACCAATACGGCAAACTCGTGAATCAGAAGGCAAGTTACCTGCTCGCGAAACCCTTTGAGGTCAAGACGGAGAACGAGGCATTCGGCGCACAGCTAAAGCCTGTGTTCAATCAGGGATTTCGCCGCACGTTGAAGCAGATCGGCGAGGACTGCCTCAATGCGGGTGTTGGATATCTATATCCCTACTTTGCGGATAACGAGCTGCGCTTTCGCCGTTTTGCGCCGGAGGAGATATTGCCGTTCTGGATGGACGATGCGCACGAGGAGCTTGCATCATTTCTGCGCGTCTACACCCTCGAGTATTACGAGGGACGCACGAAAAAGCAGAGTATCAAGGTGCAGTACTTCTCGAAAGAGGGCGTACGGTACTTTACCTTTGATTCCGGGAAACTCCTTCCTGACGTGGAGGCGGAGGATTCGCCTTATCTGCAGGTGGGTGGCGTGCCGATGAATTGGGATCGCGTGCCGCTCATCGTGTTTCGCGCGAACAGTGCCGAGCGTCCGTTGATCTTACGCGTGAAGTCACTGCAGGACGCACTCAACACGCTGCTTTCGACGTTCGCGGACAACTTGCAGGAGGACGCACGCAGCACGATCCTTGTCATCCACAACTATGACGGTCAGGAGCTTGGCGACTTCCGCAAGAACCTCTCGACCTTCGGCGCAATCAAAGTTCGAGATACCGAGATGGCTAAAGGCAGCGTTGAAACGCTCTCCATCGAGGTAAACGCGCAGAACTATGAGCTTGTCCTGCGTCTCCTCAAGCGTGCCATCATCGAGAACGGCTGCGGCTTCGATGCGAAGGATGACCGGCTCTCGAACAATCCGAATCAGATGAATATCCAGTCAATGTACTCGGACATTGACCTTGACGCCAATGACATGGAGCTTGAGTTTCAAGCGGCGCTGGAGCGTCTCATGTGGTTCGTCGGCGTTGCGCTGCGGCTGAAAAAGGTCGAGCCTGAGACGGTGGAGTTTGTCTTTAATCGAGATATCCTCATCAACGAGGCGGAGGCGATTGCGGACTGCCGCGATTCCGAGGGTGTAATCAGCCGGGAAACCATCGTCGCAAATCATCCGTGGACGAAGGACACGAAAGCAGAGCTCGAGCGTCTCAAAAAAGAGCGCGCCGATGAGGCGGAGGAGATGCGGGGCATGTATCCGGTAGGTGAGGAGCATGGAGCACGATAAGTACTGGGCTGAGCGATTCGAGCAGCTGACGGAGGCGGAGCTACGCAAGGCGGACGATCTCAGTGCGGAGATGGTCAAGGAGTACCGACAGACCGCGCAAGACCTGAATGACGATATTCAGCGTTGGTATGCACGATTCGCCGCTGAGAACCAGATGAGTCTTGCCGAGGCACGGCGTGTACTGAATACGCGTGAGCTTGCAGAATTCCGCTGGACGGTAGACGAATACATCAAGTATGCCAAGGAAGCGGATCTTTCCGAGGCGTATATCCAGAAGCTAAAGAATGTCTCCGCACGCGTCCACATTGACCGCCTCGAGGCGATACGGATGCAGATGGCACAGCACGTCGAAAAGCTCGCCGCAAAGGGGAATGCACGCCTCACGGACGTGCTGCGTGACATCTACCCTGACGCACAGATGCGCACGGCGTATGAGGTGCAGAAGAAAAAGGGATTTGAACCCTTTGCCCGCATTCCCGAGACGGATGTTGAGCGCATCCTAAAAAAGCCGTGGGTATCGGACGGGCTGAACTTCTCCGACCGCATTTGGCGCGACAAGGAACGTCTGCTGAGCACGCTGCAGGGCGAGCTGACGCGTGGACTGATACGCGGCGAGCCGTATGCGAAGATCACGCAGCGCATCGCAGGACGCATGAATATCGCCATGAGTGCGGCATCGCGCCTTGTGGAGACGGAGGCGGCGTTTTTCTCGTCAAAAGGGCAGCTGGATGCATTCCGCGACCTCGGTGTTGAGCAGTATGAGTTTGTAGCGACGCTTGACAGTCGTACTTCGGAGATTTGCCGAGAGATGGATGGAAAAGTGCTCCCCCTCGACGAATGCAAGCCAGGCATCACAGCCCCGCCGCTACACTGCCGCTGCCGTTCGACGATCTGCCCGTACTTCGATGACGAATTTACGGAGAATGAAACACGGGCGGCGCGTGACATAGAGACAGGGAAGACCGTACAGGTGGATAGCAAGCTGACCTATGAAGAGTGGAAGAAGAAGTATGTCGGCGGAAAAGACTCCTTGATGGAGGATGTAACAAAGGCCTATCTTAATCGCGCGAAGCCGGGAGAAGGAAAAGTTAATTACGAAGACGGTTATTCGCGCACTGAGCATAGAGCGGAGGTGGACGCCGCAGAATGGTTACACAAGACATTTGGTGGCGACATCACTTTGTTGCAAGAGATTAATGCCGATAAGAAAAAGACTCCTGACTTTTTATGGGATGGAGCCTTTTGGGACTTGAAGACGGTCTCATCAGAAAAATCTGCTGACAGCGCTATCCGTTATGGATTGAAGCAAATCGAAGAGAATCCAGGCGGTATGATTCTGGATTTTGTCGGTGAAAGCCTTGACTTAAAAGGATTGGCCGAGATAATTGGTCGGCGTTTGCGCCGCAGCGCAAAAAGTTCGATGGATATTATCGTTATCTCACACGGGAAGCTTATTAGTGTGCGACGTTATGACATAAAAAATAAGAGGAAGCCCCCCCGCCAATAGAGGGCGGAGGTTCAACCTCTTCTTAATATGTATTATAAGCTGTTTTTGCAGAAAAAGCAATACCTAGGTGAAAGGAGGTGGTGCCGTGCCGCACTGAATTATGCCGATATAGCAATCTAGCAGAATGGAGGAATCTATGACAAAAGACGAACTCAAGGCTCTCGGACTCTCCGATGAACAGGCGGCGAAGGTCGCGGAGGACTACGAAAAGAACTACGTCGAAAAGAGCCGCTACACCGCCAAAGAAGAGGAACTGGCCGCCGCCAAAGAGGAAAGCAAAACGGCACGCGGGGAGCTGGATAAGCTCAAGAAAGACCACAAGGATAATGCCGCACTCGTCAAGCAAATTGACGATCTCAAGGCTGCTGCGGATGCACGCGACAAGGAGCACGCAGCGAAGGTGAAGGCGATGGAGATTGATTCCATCGTCGAAAAGTCCCTGCTCGGCGCAAAGGCGAAGAACACCGCCGCTGTGCGTGCACTCCTGAAGCTCGATGACGCGGAGGCAGAGGACGGCAAGATCAAGGGGCTCGACGATCAGATCAAAAAGCTTAAGGAATCCGACGCCTACCTCTTCGAGGAAGAGGGCGCGGCGCGCGCTGAGGGGCTGAACCCGCCCGGCGGCGCCGGCGGGGCCCCACCG